GTCTTCCCCCTCCGTGGGAAGTGTAAGAATGTGAGGGATGTCTCAGTGGCTCAACTCTCATCGAACCAGGAGTTCAACGATCTCAAGAAGATTTTGGGTCTCCAACAGGGTAAGGACTACAAAGATGTGTCCGAACTCCGCTACGGGAGGCTCATGATCATGACTGATGCAGATAACGATGGGTCCCACATCAAGGGTCTCATCCTAAACATGATCCACTACTTCTGGCCAAGTCTCCTCAAATTGGGGTTTGTCGTCTCTATGGTGACCCCAGTCATCAAGGCAACCAAGGGTTCAGAGACTATGTCTTTTTACACTGATTCAGCTTTCCGAAACTGGTATGGTTCTGGGAAGGCTGGGTGGAAAATCAAGTACTACAAGGGTTTGGGTACCTCAACATCTGTGGAAGCGAGGGAATACTTCAAGAATATTCAGGATCTCACAGTCAAGTTTGACATGGATGTCATGACGGATACGTCGATCGTTCTTGCGTTTGACAAGAAGATGGCTGATTCACGGAAGACCTGGCTCCTAGACAGCACAGCCAAGGAGGCTTCGGAACTTGAGGTTCCCTATGGAAATGTGAAGCAACTTGACATCACAGACTTTGTTCACAAGGATCTGGTGAACTTCAGTCTCGCAGACCTAAAGCGATCAATCGCCCACGTGGCTGATGGTCTCAAACCCTCTCAGCGGAAGGTAATGTATTCCTGTTTCCAGAAGAACCTCAAGGATGAGATGAAAGTGGCACAGTTGGCAGCCTATGTGGCTGAAAAGAGTGCCTACCACCACGGTGAAGTTTCCCTCGCAGATACAATCGTCAAGTTGGCGAACGACTACACTGGATCCAACAACATCAACCTCCTCGAACCATGTGGTCAGTTCGGAACCAGGTTGATGGGTGGGAAGGATGCATCCCAGACGAGGTACATCTTCACCAAGTTGACCAAGGAGGCCCGGAAACTCTTCGATCCGAAGGATGATGCAGTTCTCAACTACCTCGACGATGATGGACGCCCCATCGAACCAGACTTTTACATGCCCACCTTACCTATGGTTCTGGTGAATGGAACGGAGGGTATCGGTACGGGTTTCAGTTGCTACGTACCTCCATTCAACCCCGAAGATATCAAGGAGAACATCAAGAGAACTTTGGAAGGTGAAGACCTTATCGATATGAAACCATGGTTTAGGGGTTTCAAGGGACGGGTCTACAAGGATGACGCCGGTCTATGGATCACAGAGGGTATTTACAGGGACACCGGTTCCAGACTCAAAGTCACTGAGCTTCCACCCGGGAGGTGGACCCAGGACTATAAGGAGTACCTGGACACACTTGTGGAAAAGAAGATGATCAACAGCTACACGAACAACAGCACCACGGAGGATGTGGATTTTGAGATTTTTGGCTACACTGGGAAGGACCTGATGAAGGACCTCAAGATGAAGAAGACATTCCACACATCGAACATGCACCTCTTCCACCCGACTCGGGGCATCCACAAGTATGCGAATGCTGAAGAGATTCTCAAAGACTTTGTGGAACTCCGTTTGGAACACTACAAGAAGCGAAAAGCACACCTTGTAGATGTGTTACAGAAGAAAGCTGTGATGTGTAGCCACAAGTCGAAGTTTGTCTCCATGGTCATAGAAGGGGACCTTGTGGTGTTCAAGAAAAAGAAGAAGGACTTGGAGGCTGAGATGTCCCAAACGTTCCCAAAAATTGAGGGAAACTACGACTACCTCCTCAACATCAAGACGGTGCAGTATACCGAGGAGTCTGTGGCCTCCCTCCTCAAGGAGGCTAAAGACGCGAACGAAGATTTGGAGCGTATAATGAAAACCAGTCACCTCACAATGTGGAAAATGGATATTAAAAATATATAAACAATAGTAAGCATGGGTGAAGCCGCTAAGATTTCCCTAAAAGCTATTGGAAAGCAGGATACGTACCTACTTTCCAAAGACCCAGAAGACTCCTTCTTTAATTATACATCACCCAAACAACACTCAGAGTTTCGGAAGTACCATAGAGTTAAAGATGTTTTAAATCCTGGACAAATTGGTAATTGGCCATTCGGACAGACTATTAAAGTTCAATTTAATCCAACCAATATGGGAGACATCTTGAGTAATATGTGGTTGAGTGTGACTATGCCGGGTATCGCATATGGAAACTACGCGGACCAATTGGGTAGACATTTACTCAAAAGTGTCACAATGTTTATGGATGACATCGAAGTTGAAAAGATCCATGATGATTGGGGAATTATATATGATGAACTATACTTGGAGATGTCTGAAAAAGTAGCGAATAGATTTCTTGTAAATAGAGGTTTAGGATATGACGAATCTACACAAAATGCCACTATCGCTCGTTCTAATTCAGATTTAGTTATACCCCTCCACTTTTTCTTTTCGAGGAAATATGCCAGTGATGAATATTCCTCAAATAAACCAAATCGCCCATACTTCCCGGTATGTGCAGCATTTCGCCAAAAAATTGAATTTGAATTAGAGTTTCATGAACAAACATTCTTCACAGATGCGAACGTCTCCTTGCAATTAAGTTCGTTCAATTTGATAACCGAAGAAATTACTGTAAGTGCGGAAGAAAGACTTTATTTAAAAAATGGAAAACATACACTAGTCACAGATTTGGTAAGAAAACATCCTACAGAGGTGAGTGAACTTAATACGAACATCATTAAAAACAACCTAGTTCCAAATATTCCCGTAAAGTGTATTCACTGGTTTTTGAGGAACACAGATTTTGAAAATGAAAATATATCTGTGGGTGTACCTTTGGGAGACCCTGAAGAAAACTACTACAGTCAAAATAGATTTAACTTTTCTTCCAATGTAAATTTCGATCAATTACAAACATTTTTTAACCCAATTATGGAGAGTGCAAGTTTCTACATCAATGGAAATAAATTACCCAATGTTTCAAATACAAATCATAATTACTACAAGTATCTGATACCAAGTAAAAATAGATTGGCGAGACCGTATAGAAATATATACACGTATAGCTTCTCGATGAATCCGGTTAATGTGGAACCATCGGGGAACTTGGACTTTAGTCAAATACAGTCAGATAAAACAAATATAGAGGTGAACCTAAATACATCACCGGGTTCTCTAGTTGATATAGCTACAAAGACATATTCTCTACATATGTACTATACGGGATATCAGACGTTCACATTTGAAGGTGGATTCATGTCAATTGCTTATTAAATAGGAAGGAACGATTGTCACTGATATAGTCTATAATATTATTCTTGATACACCATTTGATGAAATTTAACTGTGCCAAAGTCGTTTGAATTTCATGAGATGTTCCGGGAACGGTGTACCCGAACTTTTGGGATCTGCAAAACGGGTCGAATAGTTTTTTACTGTATCCATCGAGACTGGATTTATATGCACAGTGGACAGTGAAGAACTTTCCATCTTTGGTTGTATAGGAAGTGTTATTTTTTTTGAATAGTTGGTGATAAACCACTCCAAATTTCGGAGTGATATACCAGATGTTTTATCGAGAATATTTAAAAGTTTAGTTTTATTCTTTTCGTCGGTGTAAAATGTATTTATGGATGATAGTAGAATATCAGATTTGCTCATTATTTAATATACAATCCAAATCTATAAGTTCGTTTGGAGACTGACACCCTGGACACCCCCTAACGAACATTTTCTCAGGGCCATGTGTATGTATGTTTGAACTCGGTAACAATCGTTGTTTAATACGTTCTCCTTGGTGTGCATGATGTCCACAATATCCATTATTGGCTCCCTTTCTCGTACACCTCTGTCCATTGGACTTTGTACCCCTACAAAGAGATATAGAACTTGTCTTGGGTACGTCTCTTAAAAGTAGTTCCATGGGAATGCCATGTTTTTTAGAAATTATTGTGACATAATCATTCATTATCAAGTTCAATCTTTGATTCAAATCTTCATCAATAAGTTCAATTAATCTATCTTGTATATTCATCCTATATATTAGATTGTGCATAGTTTTTAAATATGTCTTCAATACTTTCCTCCCTCTTTAACCTCGCCTCCTTCAATCTTCCCCTCAGGTCGACAAGTTTACCCGTCTCATCTAAACCTAATCGTTTACACTCCTCTACGAGTTGGTCCTTTTTCATTGTACTCAATGCAGGTTCTCTCTTTTTCTTCGGGGGTTTGTGTTGGTCAATAATTTCACCGAAAATTTCCTGTTTAGTGTTTTCGAACAAGGGGTCTAGAAGATCACACACCGGATTCAAAAATTTATTTTCAAAGTAGTAATGATAATCTACCGGTATGTTATTCTCCTCCACAAACTTGGGATCCTCAGACTTTTCAAATGCTTTGGCCTTCCGATCACCTGTATTAGTGAGGAGATAGGGAACACGGTCACCAGATTGGGGCTCTGAACCGGGTTTACGTTCTCGCATTTTTACAACCACTTGGACATGAGCCTGATTAATCCCCACACTTTCATCGCTGTTGATAGAAACTGATTTTCCATTGACTTTGTAGGAATCCGAAAGACCCTGGCTGAGTATAAGTTTTTCATTTGGAACATCACCAGATAGAAGTTCTATAGCTCTTTCTCGAGCCAACTCCGTTGGTGGACCAGGGTCGCTCGACGTGAGGACTACATCCAACAACTCTTTGCACACCTCGCGGACGTGAGGTGTGTTGTCGCGGCGGACAACCTGGAGACCCTTGATATCAATATAGTCCATATGCATATGGTCATCCTTCCCTTTCGTCCAAAGTTTAGCTGCGTACCGCTTTTTAGAGTATAGAAAGTAAGGCCAGTACACCTTCTCAAGCTCCAAGTTGTTCGGCTTTTTGAAGAGGGCACTACACTCCTCTGCGGCACGTTCGCCAATTTCCCAACTATATTCAACAGCCTCAACCCCCTTCCGGTCACCAACATCGAACTCAACCATGACTGAATCCGTGTCCCCATACCTCACCTTTGCACCGGGAAAGTTCTTCTCTACGTAGGTTTTCGTCTCTTCGATCATCATTCGACCCTTACACGTCGTTGTAGATGCAATCGGTACACAGGGGAGAATACCTTTCCCGGCCCCAGTGAAACCATACACCGAGTTCATTGAAACCTTATAAGCCAATTGTTTACCATTGTATACTTCCTTCATGTAGCCCGTCGCGGTAGCCATATCCTTCTTGGCCTTTTTACGAAACTGTTTGAGTTCTAAAAGAATACTCGGTAAAAGACTTGGTACATCTTGAGCAAATTTATAGGTCTTTTCACCGACATTGAATGTTTCGTAGGTAATTCCAGGAATATTCCCATACTCCTTTTCATTCATAACCCAAGATGAATAACACAGATTGTGTGCCATCATGATAGACGGATACAGAGCTTCAAAATCTAAGGCTGTGATAGGTGTATAGTATGCACCCTTTTGTGCCTCGAGGACTGTAGCACCCTCATAGGGATCGGATGTTACAGTACCATAACGGATGGTTGGAACCATGAAACCAAGCTCCCGTGCCTTTTTCGTCAATTGACTGAACACCTTAATCTGTTGACCCCGCTCAACCAGGAAACACATTGGAACCCATGTAGCTTTGGCCATCTCCAGAAGGTTTAGGAGAATGCACATCTTCTTCATCAACTTGTGGGGCAGCAGGGTATCTTTGATACAATACTCAGCAACTTCACCTAATTTTACGGGGTCACCTTCCCGGTAACGAGCAAACATCTCCCTTGGGGGCATATCAATCTTTTGGTCCCCGATGTACAATTTTGAAACATTATTGAGACTGTATGAATCCAACTTGTAACCCTTCTTGACCTCGTGGAACATATCAAATATAAAACGCCCAGACATTGGAAGAAGTTTCAAGAGATTGTCACCAAGTGCACTCGAACTCAATTTCTTGATTAAAAGTTCACATTGCTGGGACTTCAGTTTTCCCATTTTGAAAAATTCTGGGTCACATCCAACGACAAAGGCCCTCTTGTAAATAAACTCAAGATCAAAACCAAATATATTCCAACCTGTGAAAATGTCAATGTCCTTTTCATGGATATATTTTTGGAATGCTTCAAGCATCTCCTTTTCTGTATCAAAACTAATAGTATCAGGACCATCAGTTTGTTTGTAACATAAACACACCCGTTCATAGGGTTCATCACTACCAAACGTACACAATGACACTGCAATTTGGAAACACGCATCATCTGTAACATCCGCATCTGGGAACTTACCAGTAGAACTGTTACACTCTATATCAAAAGATGCTACGACAAATGGTGCGATATCATCCCTCGCCACAGGTTTAAGTGTAGTCCAATCATTACAGAACAAATCAGTATCAACACGGGCTAAATGAGAACGAATACAATTATCACCAGTCTCTAACCACCCAGTAGATTGAATTCCAGTTCTATGCATCAGCCGGAGGACGGGGTCCAAGTTAGACTCGAAGACTTTAGCTTTAAAAAAACCAGACGAGAGCTCGAGTGGTCGCTTTAGAAACGAATCCACCCGGCGTCTCATTTGAAGATTTACAAAGTCCACCTTCATAAACATAAACTCCTCATTGTTTTGGAAGCCCCAAACATCCTTCGACTTCATCATAGAATAACAGAGTACACATTCAGGGCACTTCTTAACGATCGTATTGTAAATCTCTTGAATCTTCTGCTTTGAGGTTTTCAAGTCAAGTTTGATGAAGAAGTAAGGAGTAAATGATGTGGTCACACATACAGATTTACCATCCTCAGTTTTACCAAAAATACTTACCAAATGTTCTTCTTCAGAATCCCTCGCTTCCCAGGTTAGTGCCTGGAATACCACCATGTGTTTACATTGAGCCGAATTTTTAATATCATTTATTAATAAATGTCAGCAGCTTTGATTGAGCTCGTGTCGGTGGGAGCCCAGGATGTATACATCACAGGTGACCCCCAGGTCAGTTTCTTCCGTCAGAACTATAAGCGATACACAAATTTCGCTATGAAACCAGAACGCTTAGACTTCATTGGTACATTCGGTTCCAATAATGAAGTTGTCGTTCCTATCCGCTCCAAGGGTGACCTCATGAGCTACATTTGGATCGAAAACTCCGGTATCTCCGCTATAGCCGATAATACTACTGGGCTGTACTCTAATAACGCTTCGAACCCCACAGAATTTGCTCTTTGGATTGGTGGACAGAAGGTAACCCAACTTGATTCCCTCTTCATTCAAGGTGTTCACAACCCCCTCCTCCGGGATAATGCGGCTAAGGCTTCGTCAACTGTGACTACGAATACCATTAAATCTAACCACGGTGGTGACCACTTCATGATTCCCTTCTTCTTTGGTGAAGATTGGACCAAGGCACTCCCCCTCGTAGGTCTCCAGTACCACGATGTAGAGATTCGTATCAAGTGCCGCGACGGTTTCAACCCCGTGACTGCCCCCAAAATCTATCGTAACTACATTTACCTCGACACAGATGAGCGTAAGTATTTCACAGATAACGAACACGAACTTCTCATCACCCAAACACAATATCAACCATCCTCTAAAACAGATACCGAAATGGATTTAAGCTACTTCAATCATCCAGTGAAGTCTCTCCACCTCGTTTCTGGTCAGGCAGCGGGTAATGATTGGGACACCGAATTCACATTTCAAAAATCCTCTCTCTACATTAACGGTGTAGCTCTTTTCGAGGAAACATCGAATGTCTATCATCACACCGTCGTTCCCGAAATGCATAGTACAGATCTCCCAGACGACGTTCTAGAAGATCTCCCAACCTTTACATGGCCATTCTGTCTCAACTTGAGCAAGATGCAACCCACTGGTACTCTCAACTTCTCCCGTATCGATAACGCAAAATTGACTGTCACCGGACCCACGGGTGGTAACCAACTTCACCGCGTTTATGCAGTGAACTACAATATCCTCCGTATCAAGAATGGTATGGCGGGTGTCGCGTTCGGTAATTAAATCCCAGTTATTGTAAATGAAGGTAGCACCCAGTGACTACCTTAAATGGTACAGACCAATTGACCCAACCTTGCGTTCATTTTTACACGACTACTACAAAAATAAAAAGAAACTCAATAAAACCCCTTGCTTTTGTAGAGGTCCACCGATGAGACATTTGGGTGGATGTACCCTACTAAAACGTAATAAATATTCCAAAATGAGGGAAACAACCCTAACAAACGTAATATTCGCAAACTTTACAAAATATGAAATTGAAATAACTGTCAAGAGTATAGCCACCAATGTTAGTGGTTGTGGGATAGGTATATTCGGTAATACAGTGACTATGGATGTTACACAGAGTGATAAACTACCCCAAACAATGGTAATACGTCCAGCTCTTCATCGTTATAAATTACTCAAAAAAGTTACAGACGATATTCGTGTATTAAATTTCAAAACAAATTACCAACACCCAAAAAACTTACTTAATCTGATGATACCCGAACGCTTGTCAACCTCAACACTCCAAATAGATCCAGGAACACACTCGTATTATCTGACAGTTCGTCTCAGATCAAATGTAAACGATGAATGGAAAATTCTAATGACAGATATACTTCACCACTCGTGTTATGATGTTATATTTGAAAATGTACACTTAAATGAAAATGAAATGGATAACATAATGAAAGAACGAATCGAAGAACTTCAAAATGAGATGACACGGAAAGGACGGGAACTGGAACGCCTAAGTGAAATCATCGCAGATGAATATTAAGATAATGTCTAAACGAAAAGCAAAACGGTCTCGTAAAATTGGTAGTATCAAAGTACCAATTTTACGTGAGTGTATACACACTGAATTTTCTTTATTTTCTATTCAACCCCAAATCTTTTTGACTCAAGGATTTCCTTAGTCTTCTCATACATCCTTATACCATGGAAGGTTTTATCCTTCACTTCATCCCAAATATCTAGACGACCCTCTAAAAAGGATACAAAACTATCCGGGTTTCTCGAAGACCTGTAACGAACCCTCTCACCCCCGAGAGCTTTGTTCATCGCATCTACACGAGAATCCATTGATTGTTGTAGACACTGCTCAGGTGTGAGACGACTTGAAACTTCATTTTTATTTTTACCGACCATTTACTATTCATAATAGTAAATTCTTTATACTCATGAACAAACATGACCACCTTGTAGACCATAATTGTTTACAGGGTAGTGATACCGACAATAATGATACCCACATTTATGGCAATAAGCTGTTCCGCCACCCTTCACACAACTGCCCCGAAACCATGGTGCAGTGCAACAACCGATAGAACTATCAAATACCACGCTAGCGATCTCAATTGTAGCTTTTGTCGCAGCAGCTGCAGTTGCTGGATCAACCATCTTTTACTTTAGTATTTTTATTTTTTTTCTGGAGCAAGACGCCTCTTAATATCAAAACCTATACGTCCCGTCGAAAATACAGAACAGGCACATGCACCTAGGAGCATCGCCATCATTGGTGGTGGACCCTTGGGGAGAGGACCCAACTTTTGAATCACATTGACAAACATCAACATACAACAAACAAAGGAACCAATTGTCGAAAGACGTAGGGGTGTCTTCACATTATACATCTCTGAAGTAGTTGGTAGTAAATCCATACCTGGGATAGATGGAAGGAGATCAGAAACCCCGGGTATCATAAATATGGGAAGCATTTATTGTATACCTACATTTTTATATAGGTGTAGTTTTCAGTCGTTGGAGAAGTTGTTTCCGCCTCTGGTTCCACTTCTGGTTCCATTTCTGGTTCCATTTCTGGTTCCACTTCCGCCTCGACAACCGATGGACCGACCATCTCCTTCTCCTTCTGTTGTGACATCATCACAGCCACCAACCCTGATGACACCAAAAATATAACTAATAATGAAATTACAAGTCCCGCACGCATTTATAGTATACTAACAAAAATTTTTAGTCAGGTCATATTCCCTCTGGTGTAGACCCTGGGCTGAAGATGAAACCTTTGCTTTGAGTTTCAATAATTCCATAATAGTTTCATCATCGAGGTACTTGAAAAAGTCCCTTTTCGCATCAAGGTCGTTGAGTAAGAACTTCTCCTTTCTCGCCTGTACAAATGGCCATACGTGTTTACGCAAGGATATAAGCTCGGTTTCAATTTTTACAAGTTGTGGGAGAATAACCTCTCGAATGAGTTTATTTGTTTCACGAAGGTCGTCCTTGAAGTCAGTCATATTTGAATTTGATATTTATTCTTTAAACACCTAAGTTTTAGGTATCGAAAGTAAATTTATCTGAAAATGGTCACCAAAATTAAAAGAGATTTTCTATCTAAGATAAGCTCGGGTATACAATGCCTCATGACTTCATCTTATCTGTCTGATGAAATCGCTTTACAGCCATTTGGAAATGTCGAAGAAATTATAGCAAGAAAGTTCATTGTATATGAAGCCCCGAGACATCTATTCTCATATTCTACGTTTGATTCGGAATTATATAGTATGCCCGATAGTGAACTAATTAATTTCCTACTGTACCTGGACGACGTTGATATATACATCAAACGTGTATACAGTGAAGCCTATTTATCCTACCAGGATATGAACAAAGAAGAATATATACTTGCGAAAATGATTGAAGATGGAAAAGTATTAACTTTCAAAGAGTTTTTAGAGATAAAGAATTAGCCTTAGAGTGTAATATGATAGGTCCATTGTTCGCATTATTTTTATTTAAATTTGGGTGTATTCCCAAAACCGAACCCCATGTAGTAAAGAAATTTAAACTCCGCAAACTCCGAAAACTCCCCAGAGATTGGGAAAATGACGATATAACTACTCACGGTGTAATATCCCTAATGAATGAGTTCTCTAGGGTGAGACGACAGTGTGATGATAGTATAGTATTCACCCCATTTGGAATTAAAACCACTGAAGATATTTTCAGGAAATACATCGGTGGAGAAACTGGTAAAGATTTACTTATAATATCGAAGAGGTGTATCACGGATGCATTTATTAAACGTTTTAGATTGAACGACCTGAAAACCATCCTAGAGAATTGGAAGGGTGAAAATGTTGTTGAAGTTCAAACAATATTGTCACACTACACTTGTGAATTGGAATCATTTACAGAAGAGGAAGAAGATGAGTTAAAACTGACAGGGTTCTTCGAAGGTGTAGAAGACCTATTCCAACAGTACCTTGGTGTAGAAAATTATAAAACACTCGATATTATGGTAGTCTTTTTTGAAAAGATGGATATTCTTAAACGTGAGTTATGTGCACAGATTTGACCGGGTCGTGTGCAGTTATACACCTCAATACCCTAGGACCGGTGTAAGTAAATGAAATGTTATTGTTATCATCTGTAAACGCCTTAACTTCCACACCCTTTGGGATAATCATCGACGTCAGTGGCCCCTTCATATCATCCTGGTCATACATGGAACTCATGGGATTTGTAATCTTCTCACTTATCATAAATCCCCTGTACTTACACTCAGTAAAAAAGAATACCTCATCCCCGTTGACTTTATTTTCCCAGTCCTCGATCCGTTTCCTTTCGTCGGCATCCCTTTTCAATCGCTGGATGAAAAGGTATCCAAATATTGACAAGAAACATGTAAAAAGTATAACTAATACAGCAATAATTGTACCTCTGCTCATACTATAGTTATGTTATACTTTTTTTTCATAAATCTACGGACACCCCCAAATGTAGGATAACTCCATAGGTACCACCTAGACCAAAAACCAGCACTATCTACTCCACCTAACTTCCAGTCCTCCTTGTCACTGGTGGTTACGTTGAGCATAAGCTTCTGAATTTTTCGGGGATCCTCTTCCTCCATCACACGTCTGGGTATCTGACCCCCGTGGCGAAGAACATAGGAACGCATTCGTGAAGGATTCTTGTGTTTGGTGTAGTCGGAATATCCACGTGCACCAAAGTCAACAGTCCTGCCGTCTTCTAATATCGCCCTGAACTTCTTCCTCGGGTTCGGGCTACGAATAACCTTGACGCGCATACTTATATTTTACAGGGATTTATTTTCGGCACGCGCCACAGTACGCCTCCTTCTTGGGGAGGAAGAAAAGGTTCTCTGGGCCACGCTTCACACGGTAAAGGTGGTCATAGAGGTGGAAGAGACCGTAGGCAACAATAGCAGTGCCCAAAACGGGGCTCTTCATCTTGCGGGTAGTCCACGCGTGGTACGCGATGAACGAGATGAGGAGGAACTGAACGATGGTGAGCGCTGGGAGAGCTGGCATCTTGAAGCGATGCTCAACAGTCTTGACGTCCTCGGTGGGTTCTGGGGTTGGGTCCATGTATTCACGCTTGCCGTATCCGGGCATTTTTATTATCTACCGAGAAAATAATGTGGCCCCTTCTGATTATTACACCCGCCATTTTAGTTTTTTGTGACTACATGAAAGCACCGATAGATCTGTTATACTTTACAAATATATGGAGACCTGTGGTTGGTATGCAAAACACACTGAGAGATATATTCAAGCCTCACCACTTTCACCCCGGACTTTTATTACTGAAACTTCACTATAAAAAGATACGCGAAGAGTTTCTAAAAGTTTCATCATCACTGAAACACGAGTATTACCATGACTTAGATCCATGGTTTGAGGAGAATATGAACTACTACTATTATAAAGTTGAACATTTTCCAATACTCTACGGATTAATCAAACAGATTTCATGCACACGCGACTTCGCCGAGCGCGCCGCGTTCGCAGTCGTAGATGGTCCTATGACTATAGCTCCCCACCGAGCTGAATCAAATGAACTCCTGAGGTATCATCTCACTATACAAAGTGATGGTGATTGCACGTTGTATACTGAAAGTGGCTCGCATGTCCACATGGACGGCGACGATTTTATATTCGATCACGCGAGGTACCACGAACTCGTAAAGACTGGACCAGGTAGACGAGTTGTCCTCATTTTAGATATTCATAGATGATTACGACAGGTGGCTATATACATGTCACTCCCCCCAATGAGTTCGAGTTCCTGATTCTTTACAATCCTCTTCGTGAAGGGCCCAGGGGTTCCATCTTTGCAACGCATACAGAGGGCAGACAACTTGGTGACCTCACACGCTATTGGAATACAATCCAGGAGTTCACCAAACTTATTTTGAAATGAATCTCCATCCAGACCCGCTATGATTACATCCTTATTTACACACATACAGCACTCCACAAACTTCTTGAGGCGGGGGAAGAATTGAGCCTCATCGATGGCTATGATGTCCGCGTTATTAAACTCCTCCTTGTTTATGAGTTCGAAAAGCTCGTAGACCTTGAAACAATCAAACTTTACATTGTCGTGGGTCTTCAAAACTTCATCGGGGGATCGGGTGTCCTTGGCTGAGTTGACAACCAATATTTTCTTACCAATGATCTTTAAACGCTTAAGTCGTCTGATTAGTTCAGAAGTTTTACCCGAAAACATATTTCCCATAATTATCGAAAGCCCCATCCTATCTCACTAATATAATCTTGTATTTTTTATATGGGTGAAATGCATCGATGTCAATTTCTTAAATACAAGGGGTACTACAACCCCGTCACTGGACGTGTAAAGTTTGGGAATCACCTGTTCCCAGATATCCACATCGCTGTAAAATTTCTCAGTAAAAAGTACGATGCCTCTCTCAGACGCCGAAATCACCAAGAAGGTTGGGCAGTTGCGGAAAACCGAGGGCAAAATCTATGCACCCCTCAAGTACTTCAGGGGACTTGAGACCTTGGGGCAGGTCGAGACCCGCTACAAGAAGATGCTCAAGAGGGACTACAAAGATTTCAAAACAGACAGTGGGGTCAAGACCCGCACCTCCTCCTACACCCAGAAGTTTAGGAAAAAGTATGGACCAGAGGTCAAGTCTCTCCCAGAGATCTCGAAGGCCACTGGGATACCTCTAAAGACCCTCAAGACGGTCTACAATAGGGGACTCGCTGCGTGGAGAACCGGGCATCGTCCGGGAGCCTCTCCACAAGCGTGGGGGTA